CATAAATTGTTTAGCAGCGGCATCAATAGGCTTTTTAATCTTAGGCTTAACAGGAGCTTCTGGCTTTTTTGTTTTAGGTTTGGGTTTCATTTGAGGAATCGGCATCGTCTCTTTCTTTGGCTTTGGCCTCGCCTTTATCAAAGATTTTACAAGTTTTGAAATAGATGTACCAATCTTAGCTTTTACTATCTGCGTCATTAACTTCCTCCTCGTATTACTGTATCGGGACCACCAGCAGGAGAGGCAGCAATTTCCATATCATCTTACCGGGTCCGTCTGGCCTGATTGCGTAGTAATTCTATGGCAGCTTGATATTGCTGTTGCCATGCTTGAATAGTATTCCAATCTTTCATATACATAGTTGCCTCAACCATGCATCCTGCAAATAGTGCATCGTAGCAAAACTCACTGAAGTAATTACTTGTGGTAACACTTGTACCCGTGGCCGATGCCAGTGCTAGAGGTATAGACTCAGTTTGAATTTCCCCTGTCAAGGTGGAAGCAGGTGTTGGAACTATATAAATCTGTGTATTGTTTCGTACAGAATAATATCTGGGAGTTCCTGTGGAACTACTCACAGGCCAATAGTCTATTGCATATTCCATTGTTCTTTGAAGAAGATTAACTCGAACACTGGATGCACTGGTTGTATAGTTCACATTACGAATAACACGAACACGATCATTCGGCAAAGACACTGTACATTGTCCTGCCGTTAGGGTAATCGCTGAATATTCATCCAGACCTGCGTCATCCAGATCCTTGATCATACGGTATTCTGTTTTCTTTACAAAGACAGAAACTTGCGAGGCAAAGTCTGTGGAATCGTTTTCCGTTGTATTGACCAGATCTGTTTTCAGATACGAATAATTAGGCATTTTTAGCCTATGAATGCAGTAAGAACACAGCCATCAGTAGGACCGGAAACGCTCACAACTCCATATACAGGAACACCAAGCTCACCCATATAGATATCAGAAGCTGCATTGGCTGCTACCTGAAACTGTATGGCCTGTCCCTCGGCTGTCTTATTTGTAATCTGCCTTTGTCCCTTAACAGTGTAGAGACCAGCAGCAGTTGCCAAGGCATGAATAGAAAGAATACGAGTAACAGTTGGTACAGGACTATCACCCCCACCATTGTTCCCAACCGTGGTATCCGTATCTACATATTTAAGTACTGCATCACCCGTGGCTATAGCAACTTTGATATTTGTAGCCATCATATCTCCTTATAGTAGTAAAGAGAGAGTGGCACTACACCACTCTCCCTACTAGAGTTATTAACCAGCACTACCGTACCAGCCACGCCAGTCCGAAACACCAAAGCTGTAACGCTCCCGTGCCTTGAACCGAAGATTGCCGGTATCAAAGTCTGGCTCCATCTTAGTCTGAAGCGGCGAACGGACAAACATCTTGGTGCCGTTCGGTACATCAGTCTTGACAAACCACGCATCAGTATCGGTAAACCGACGATTGATGTGATAGCCATCAGGAACCATACCCATGTGACGAGTAGCATTGATTGCATTCATATTGAAGCCACCAGAAGTGGCACCAGACGCAGCACTGGCTTGAGTATTGCCGGGGCTGCTAAGAATACGATCAGCTACCGCCCAGTAGTCAACTGGGATATGCAGAGACACTGCACTCGCACCAATCAGAATACCACGATCATCTTTGGTCTTCTGAATGGCAATAAGAGCCGTCTCCAAGGTTGATTCAGCAAGATCAGAAGTAGCCAGGAGGTTATCCTGATTACCATCTGCCACTGTGGGGTGAGAGTCCGAGAAGAAAGCTACGTTATCACCAATGGTATCAGAGAAACCATTATTGAAAATATTCGCACCCTTGACCTGCTTGGTGTTTGCCATCGCCCTAGCCAAACCCTTGGCACGAAGCTTTGCAAACGTATCATACAGGTTATCTTCCATTGCTTCCTCGGTGATAGCAAAGGCCAACGCCACGGTCTCGGCGGTATACCGGGCCGTGTAGCTTTCCTGTGCCTCATCGTAAGAAACAGCAGCACCCTCTCCCTTGGTGGGAGCAGTTCCGAATCCGGTAAAGAGGACTTCCTCTTCAAACGCCCGGTCCGAGTTCTCTATCTCATAAAGAGCTTTATGCTCATCGTTTACTTCTCCGTACTCCAATCCAAAAACAGCATTAAGACCAGGAAGGAGTTCTTTGTTAATACTAGCTCTATTAATAGCCATAATAAATCCTCCCTATTAAGCCGTTGAAGCCGTAGCGCCAACGTACCTGTCTCGATGCTGATTAATCCAGCACTCAACAATTGGATAAGCGTCCGAATCCTTCTCGTCAGGATACTTAGCCTTGCCAATGACACGCACAGCCGCTGTTGCTTCAGTACCAGAAGCACCATCCAGATAGTAACTTGACTGACCTGTGACAGTACTGCCAGAACTTGCAGTTGAACTTACAGTTACATTATAGTTCTTTACAATTACCAACTCAGCCGCTGATAAAGATAGAGAAGCTTGAATGTAGTAAGCTTGATCAGGATTAGTGATCACGAAGAACTTAATATCCGTGGCACTCGTTCCGCCGTTCCAATATCGAGCAAACTTCTGCTCTCCATTTTCCACATATTGACAACCCATGAAAACACCAGAGGCTTTCAGAGTAGCCGCAATGAAAGGTGAAATAGTGGCAAAGTTTGCCCCCGGCATTACTACCGGATCACCCGTGAAAATATTCCTTGTTGGCGATCCCGTCATACCCGTTGAGGTAATAGTGATCATGTCAGTAACAGCTCCATTACTGTAGCTGCCACCTTTCATACGAGCAGGAATGAAACCACGAAATGCTTTAGTAGTAGACATGTTTCATCTCCTTATATTGTGAGGGTTAGTCCTGAAAAGTAGGGACTCTGCCTCTTGTTGTTACAGAGCGACTGGTATTAGAAATTGGCATACGAGAATCAGAACTCTTCATCAATTGTGCATTCACAGCATCCATCTGATCGTTAGCTTTATTCTCGTAATGTTTCCTCCGAGCCGCCACTTTACCGGCTGGCATCTTAACCAAGGCCACATCTCCACGACAGACTGCGCCTTGATACCTGCCTTCTTCCCTCACGAAGGATGTAAGAGCCATCTCGGGAACTTCATCAGGAGTAACGAATGTCCATCCTAGTTGTAGTTTCTTACCTACATTCTGGCTGTCTTCTTGACCTTTCACAGAGATACGTATCCAACGGAGCGACATACCCTCATTTCCAAATCGTGCTTGCACATTATCTGGAATAGTCAGAGCATTCGGCTCTTCAAAGGTCCATTCCTCTTCTCTTGTATTATCTTCCCGTAATGTATTACTACGTGATTCATTTCGTGTAGTCATGTTTCTTTCCTCCACGCCTAGTTAATATTAGTATATTCGCCATCAGCTTGAGTAACCTTAAGCTTCTCGGCGGCATACTGTTCAAGTGGTATTCCCCATTTCTGTGCCAATCTCACATCTTCTTTGGAGAGCTTGACTTTCTTTCCTGAGGTCGGAGACGAGCGTGAAGCCCCCGAAACCACTTGAGCAGGTTGTAACGTATTTTCCTGCACACGTTCATACTTTTGAGGAAAAGCCTCTTGAAGACGGCTATTAATTTCCTTGTAGTATTCCTTATCATTAGGATCATATCCTTCTCCCTTTAGCTCTGCATCTATTGCCAGAGCCGCAGCCGTTCTGACTGTATCCTTTCCAAACCACTCATTCTGTTCTGCCCATTCAGTAGCCTTGGGATCATGTGTTTGTTGTGGTTGAGGTTGTCTAGCAATCGGCTGTGCTTGTACTGGCTCTTCTTGATAAGCCACCTTGGCAGAATTAATCATTTTTAAATCTGCTTGTGCGTCATTCAAAGATTCTTGAGCCTTTAGGAGCATCTCCTTATCACCATCATCAAATGCTTCCAGATAAACCTTTCTGGCTAATTCCACTTTGTCCAGAAGTTGCTTTTCGGAAGTATCCAAACTTAATTTACTTACATCAAATAGTTCTTTATCTTTATTTTGCAAGTGACCAGTTAATTGTTCATTCCGAGATATCAATGCCTGAATTTGCTCATCCCGATCTTTTCTCTGTTTAATAAGCTGTCGTATTCTTTTCTGAGCGCCCTTAGTTTCGATACCTTCCAGCTCTTGAGGAACTTCCTCTGGCTTAGTTTCTACTTCCTCGGGAGAATCCTCAGAATCTTCCATTTCATATTCAACTGACTCCTCCTTGGAATCAGAAATTTCTACAGCATTCCACTCTTCTTTTTCATTATCCATTTCATTCTCCGTTGCTAACGAGACAAACGATTTACGTTCAGACAGAAATATGCCTATACAATATTATACCATACTAAGTTGGGTTTCCCAAATTAACCAGCTCCTTTTCCCAAATTAAAGGTAGGATCGAGATCCTTGGGATCTTCTACCTTCATTACAAGCTGATCATCGAACAAAAGAATAAGTCGAACACCCTTATAGAAAAGCTTGGTTCCGGCATGTTTACCGTAGCAAACATAATCTCCCACGGTACACCAAGAACCTCCGGGAAACTTATCCTTATCAAAATAGGACAAATCTCCAAGCTGAAGAACTTGGCCTACGGTAGTCAGATACGACATATCATCTTTTGTTGAGTCCGGTATAAAGATACCACCCTTGGTAATACTTTTCACTGATACAGGACGCACCAGAATATGAAATCCCGGTAACTCAGGGAGGGGACTCGGATCAGGAACCTCCTCCAGATCTGTAACCCAGAGGTCATTCTTCAAGGCCGCACCCATACTAACTTGTTGCATCTTATTCATTATCCTCCTGATAGATACGTTTTTTAACAATGTTTGTCAGATTATCTCTGGCCCATTCTATCCCAGATATGGAACCGACAATCTGTCGATAGTGAGAATAGTCTTCTGCTGAACCATTACCCAGTGTAATTTTGAGTTTATTTAATTCTTCATTAAACTCAATAACTATTTCATCCCATATATCCATTAATCGAACATAGTACTATTACGTGAGTTTTTCTCTGGTTCTGGAATTCTCCATGCATCATCAGACCATTCATTTAAAACACCACGAAGACTACGTGGTCCTATGACATCCTTATCATAAGTCTCAAAAGCATTTCCATATGTTTTACTCTTACTCAGTACATGTTCCAGATAACCCTTACCTTTCTTCATCATTAGCCGTCTCCTTTTGTTGCGCTATTGCCATCTTGACAAGAGCATCAAGTCCTTTCATATCAAGTTCTTGGTTCTCTTTCATATTTGCCATGAGCATCTCTTTCATTACTCTTATAACTTCTCGTTCATCTTCTTTATCAACCTTAAATTCTTCCAGAGCAGCCTTGGTCATAAGCTCCATACTCTTTATTTTTTCTTTACTACCTCGATCTGCTTCTGATTTTTCACGTTTGAAGTTATCCGAAGCTCCTGATTTCAACATTCCAATAATCTGTGCATTCTCCTCAAGCTCAAGTTTCTTATTCTTAAGCTCAAGTTCAGCAGCATTGGTAACTGTATCAGACTGTAACTTCTGTTTCTCTAGTTCAACCTTGGACTGTTCTATAGCTAGAAGCTGTTGTTCAGGAGACTGTGCTTGACCCATAGCTTGGTTTGCATTCACTATCTGTTGAGCAGCCTCTGCCATTGCCATCTCCACAACAGCGGGATTATTAGCTTGCTCGGGTACTTTCTTCAGAGCTTCTTGAGTAATACCACTTATCTGTTCTTGATATTTCATAATAGAATGTTCTTGGATATTAGCTTCCAGAATAGGTTTAATACGTTGCATAATAGGATTAGCACCATTCATGGGATCTTGCAGATAAGCCATCTTTACCTGAATATGAGCATCGTGATTCTGTCCGGGAAATGCTGCAATTGGAATCCCCTTGGTAGCCGCCATAATATCTGACACAGGGTCCATAGGTTTCGGTTTAATCTTAGGAGGAAGTATCTCTTCCACATTTGGCATATTAGCTGCATTAAGAATAGTCCGGTTTAGTGCTTCTAGATTAAACATACCAGGAGGTGACTGTTGAGCCATCTGAAGAGCCATATTCGCCATCATCATACGGTGAGCGTTGCTGGGAATATTAGGATCGCTTACCGGAATAATATCTATTCGACCGTCGAAATCCTTTTTGAAAATACTACGATCTTCGTAGGGAACATCGTAAGGATATTCCTGGGGAAGATAATCATAATCAATTCGAGCAAGAATTCTAAACTCATCCTTTTGCGATTTGTGTAGTCTTTTATGAATTGCCGTGAAGAACTTACTACTAGCTTCTAATAGAGCCATAGTCGTACCAACGGGTCCATAGGAGGCAGCATCAGAGATAACTTGCTCTGTGCTGTCCGCAAACTTCTGACCAGCAGCAGCCACGAAATTCAGCATCTGGAATAGAGTAGAGGAAGGCTCTTTGTAGGGAAGGGGAACAATAGCCTTTGATAAATCTATACCAGTTGCCTCAACCTCCTTGAACTCGCCGGGAGCGATAGGATCATTGTTACCAACCATCCGTACTCCCTTGGCCTTAAACCCTCCGGGTAAATTGGCAAACTGACCAGCATCTATTAAGGAACGCATAGCTGCCGTTGCACTCATTGTCAGATTACCCAGAAAATGAATAAGACCCAGTCCGTAGAAACCAAAGCCCGGAACAAATCTATAATGCACAAAGTGACTTATTTTCTCTTTGTTCGGGTCATCTTGCTTATAGTTTCTACGAATACTAAGTACTTGTCGAGATTGCTTTTCCACAGTTACGATATACGGAAGTGCTTCATCTTCATCGTCAAGACTAAGATAACAGTGTTGTTCAAGTAAAATATACTGAGGATCATTATCCGAGGAGGGAGAGAGACCAATGATGGTATCCATCTTCTCGGAGAAAGCTGTCATATTACTCGCAGAGGGAGTAGGAAGATCTATATCTTGATAGACACCTACCCGAATATCTCGGGCTATTTCCACAGGACTCCGATAAATAACATGAGTGTAGCGATCTGCATTACCAAGATCGGTTGCATAATAAGATATATAGAACTGATCAATCGGTATAAATTCTGATCGGGGACGCTTAATCGTAGCATCGTAGTAAACCTTCTTGAAGGAAGACCCAATCAAGGGAAGGTGAAAGAGCATCCTTTCAAATTCATCAAAGTATTCCGGCATCTGCTCTGTGAGTTGATAGTTCATAAAGTTCTGAACACGGTTAGCTTGCATTTCCTTTTCAGGAGTAGCTGTTCCTAGAATATTTGCTTTTACTGGGCCACTTGCAGGAAAGAGTTCCTGTGAAGCCTTCGACTGAAACTTAACAGCCGATTCAATTAGTAGTGGGTGGACTGC